TCTACCACCTTCTCTTCTAGGCAACCAGAAATCTTCCATCATAGACATGAACTTTCTGTCATCTCTAACTTCACCAGTGTTAGCATCATATACTAACTTGTTACGATAACGCATCATAACATCACGAAGATATTGTTCTGCTTTTACCTTTGGAAGATTACCAACATCAATGTAGAATATTCTTCTTTCTGGTGCTCTTGATAATCTGTAAATTACAAGACTATCCTCAATCATTCTTAATTGATTAAGTGCTTTGATTGCCTTGTGTAGATATGATAAACAAGATCCTTTATTTCTATCAAATAATCCAGAAGTTACATATGTTACTGAATCCTTTGCAATTTTAATTGAAGATTTAGTACTACCTGCCGCACCACCAGCCAAAGGTCCTGTTGGGAAATTTGGTTTAGGTGTATAGACATAAAATTCATCAATTTCTGGATATAATTCTTTTTCATTACCTTTAAAGGTATTTTGAAGATCTATTCCACCAAAATTTTTATTCTTTTTCTTCTCTTGACGAACAAGCTTCATCTTCATTGGATCAATATATCTGATCTCTTGAATTCCGTCTTGAGGTTTTTTGGTATCAATAACTTTTAAGTAATATAATCTACCATCAACATACCAGTTTCTAAAGATTTCATGAGACTTTTTATCAAAGTCCATCATTTCTTTAAGTCCTTTAAATTCTCTTCTGATAGAATCTTTTACTTTATCACTTGCATTTACATTTGATAATTCTATTTCTACAGGAGAATCATATAAGTCACTAACGATTGCTTCATTAACAACATCTTCAATAGCACTATCCGCTTCTGGATGGAGTGCCATTTCTCTATATCGACGAATTAAATCATATTCATTTTTATAAACACCTTCAATATCTACATATTGTCCATAAAATCCTGATTGAATATAATAATCAACCCCGTCCTCATTAGACTTGGGAACGGGGGATACTACAGAAGGAGATTTATCCTGGCTGTCGTCAATAGAGAATCCAAAAAGTTTTGCCATTGTATAATTTTTGCCTACTTTTCTATTATAGCACTATTTAGCTAATATCTTCACCACCTGAATTTGCACCTACACCTCTAAGTGCTTCCCACCACTGAACCTGCATTTCTACAGTAAATTCTTCAATAGCATCAACAGTCTCATATGAGAGATCTATTTGACTAATATTGGTTGGGAATACATCATGGAACTTATAAGTTCTAAGTGTAGATCCATCACGGTCTAACTGATGCACATATGCATCTGGTTGATAAACTGCTGGATTTTGTTCTCCAGTAGCATCAGACATTTTGTTAATAAGATTCATCCACTTCTCAAACGCTGAACGAATTGAGAAATCTACATCTTGAAGTACAGTAATAGTCCATGTATCAAATGTTCTATCACCTGCTATTTTAAGAATCCTACCTCTAAAATTAACATCGATTGGTGTAATATTTGATGCTGGAAGAGCTGCTGCCTTCACTAAGAATCTTGACCTTTCCTTAACATCATTATCAATTGCAATTACTTCAGGAAAAGCAATTTCTACTTCAAATAGATTCGGTCTAGCACCACCACCTGCCAGTTTACTTTTGAATCCACTAATTGTTCTTAATGGTGGCTTATTAAATTGGGTTGCCATTTTACTTTATTCCTCTAGTTGAATTAGACAGTACCGATTACTTCCTCAAAGCTGATACCAGTTCTGGTAGCAACGAATGTAAGACCAATGAAGTTAATTGATCTAGCAGGTTTAATAAAGATGTCTGCTACAAACTCATTGTTATCTATAACAGCACCAGTGTTATTTGTTTCATCACAAACAACTCTGAAATCAGTGATTCCTCTCTTTGCCTGAACATCTCTTAAGAATGGTTCAACAATATTTACAAAGTTAGTCCTTGTAATTTCATCATTGAATTCAAAGAGTTGATCCTTAGCAGCAGCAGAAATTGCATCTTCAAGATAGATAAACAATCTACGAACGTTAATTCTATCAAATGCAGATGATTTACCAAATCCAGTCTTATCACCGAATAGAACAATTCCTGCTCCTGGTGAGAAGATAACTGGGTTGATTCTATTTGTATAGAGTTTATCTCTTTGTATTTGATTTGGATTGTATCCAAGTTTTATAGCATTCAATACTGCACCTCTTGCAGTACCTGCTGGTGAGAACCAAGGGAAGTTATTAATATCATTTCTAGCACACATTCCAGCAATATCACCATTTAATGGTATATAACGGAAGGTATTAGCAAATCTATCGTACATATACTTGTATCCACTATCGAATACTGCATATGTTGATGATGTAACTGGTGCATAGAATTCTACAACTCTATCAGTAATTGTTGCTGCTGTTTGAACAACTGTTGAATCTCCAGTTCCATCTATAAATGAACCTTTATAAGGTGAAATAAATGCAACTGCATCTTTTCTCTGTTCTGCTACAGAGATTATCTTATTAGCAAGTGCTTGAGTCTCTTCTTTACCTCTTGCTCCTGTTCCCATGAGTAGGAAATCAATATCAAACTCTTCAGTATTTTCAAATAATTGATATCCAGAAACAATGCCAGATAACTCTGTAGTTAAAGCACCAGGAGTATCAATATTTTCATTACCATCATAGTTTTTACCACCAGTTAAAGCATAACCTACATTACCTGCGGCACCAAATTTAATATCCTGTGTATTTTGATCCCAACCATTATCTCCTTCATTATCAAAACCTGTACCACTTATAGTACCGTTTTTATTAGTCTCAAATGCGGTAGTTACAATACCAGCAGGAGCACCACCACCAAAAATGTATGGAGAATTATTTTCTATAAACTTCCTCCAATAAGAAGAACTTCCAGCAGAAAATTCAGAATCTTTTGCTTTTGAAACATTTAAATCTTTTTCAAGAATTGTTCCAGCATTTCCACTAACTGTTCCTTTTTCATCTATTACAACAACATGAACCTCATCAAATCTTGAGTTTCTTGCTGCGGCATATGAAGATGTTCCTGGACGTTCTGCAACTTGATTCCATTTAATATTGTCGCCGTTAGATACTTCAATTACTTGAGAATCAAACCAATCTGTTTCTGTAGCAACTGAAGTTGATAATCCCTGAGAACTTTGACCGTCTGTAAATATTCCAACGTTAGTACCTGCAGAAAAAGCATACGTTCCAGATGCTTGATAATCTTTAACAGTTTCAACATTTGCAGCACTTACATGAGAAAGAAACTTAACTCCAATAGATCCTGTTCCTATTTCAGTAACAATACCTTTGAAATATCCATCAAGTGCTGATGTTGTTCCAGCACCAATTGCTGTAGTACCTGCAGGAACTGCTTGAGTAATACCATATCCTACTGAGATACTAGTAGTTGTTACTCCTAAAGTTTGATCTGCTTTACCGTCAATAATTGCAACTTTAATTCCGTTTGCCCAAGATCCTGGATTTCTTGCTGCTACAACTGTACTTGTAATAGTAGATTCATCATATCCTTTGTTGATGTAATCATCTACACTATTAATTGTAACTGCAGGAGTTCCATTATCCGTAGCATTTTTTAATGCAGTATCTGTTGCTCTTACAACACTAAGAACACCACCATATGCTAGATATGATGATGCAACCATCCAACTTTCATAATGGCTGTCTGTTGGTTTTGGATTTCCAAAATTGTCTATTAAATCCTGTTCGCTTTCGCAAATTATTGGTATATTAACTGGTCCTTTCTCAGCAGTTAAGACAATAGCAGCATTCTTATCTGTCGCAGAGTCTACTCTACCGATGGTTAAATCTACTTCCTTAACTAAAATTCCAGGAGATGCTAAATTGATGGGCATCTTATTACTCTCCGAGTCTCAGATTATCTGAAATTATTTATTAAAATATCCTTTTTCAACGGGGAAACAATGCATGAACATTACCAATCAGGATATTGCCAATCTACAAAGGGTGCTCTTTTCTTTCTATTCTCTACTATTCTTTTAATTGTACATACCTTACATTCATATGAATATGATGATGCTGTAGCACTATTCTTACGTGTTCTATAAAAACCTTCAACTAAATTCTTTTCTTCTCCACATACTCGACACTTTCTTTCATTGAGCAATAAGTGCCCAAGTTTTAATTGATCGTCGAATTCCATTACAATACTTGAACAACTCCTACCACGTCTGGTATCTCCATCATTAATTTCTTTTCTATACCTTGCTTCAAAGTCATAGTACTCATAGCACATGACTCACACGCACCACCTAATTTTACTTGGACATATCCTGTTTCATATTCTATATCATAAAGTTGAAGAGATCCACCGTCTGCTTCAATATAAGGAATAAGTTCCTCTAACACTTTGAGTACGTTTTCTTCTGTTAATTCCATTAGTCCTCTGTTGGAGCGTTAAAAATAATTAACCAGGCAATTGATAAAGTAATTATAAAAAATACTCTTATAGAACTGGGAGATGTATCAATCATCGATAATCCCACATATAAGAACGATCACCATACTCATCAGTATGCCATCTATCACCTTCATTGTCAACAAAACTATCAATATCTTCAAAACCATCTGCAATAAATCCAAATGGTGCCATATCCTGCTCTATTTGATTTTTCTGCTCCTCATAGATTCTCTTACGAACATCATTGTCCGTCATTTCTTTGAAATAATCCTGTGCAACTACCCAAGCAAATATAACAAGACACATTGCTAAATCATCATTACATCCTTCTTCTGCCTCAAATGAATTTGCTTTTTGGGCAAATGTTGTTAATTCTGAAATCATATCATAATCATTAACTAATATCTTATCATCTTCCAAAAGAGTTTTTAAATTAGAACAACCTAGTTTCTTAACTGCAGCTGTTGTTCTTACACCCAACTGACATTTCTTACCAGAGAATCCTTGACCAACAATCTGTCCATTTCTTCCTCTCATAGATGCCATAAGAAGATTATCATACTCTAAATCATATTGAAGAATACTTGCGACCTGATCTCCAATATCATTTACTTCTACCAATACAAACGATTCATTATATCCCTTTGCAACATCATGTATAATATTAGGGAATAACATAGGTTTAATTTCATTGTTTCTATATTTGGCAACTGCTCTATATGGAAACTCTGTAATATCAAAAACTATAAAAGCAGAATAATCGTTACCCAATCCACGGGCAACATCAACTGTCATCATATAATTATGATCTTTTACGGGTTCTTCGTAAATATCAAGACCCGCATTTCTTGTTAAAGGTTCTTCATATACAAGATTTCTAAGTTTTACTGGACTGATTAAAGTATTAACAGATCCTAAGAATTCACATTCAAACTCAATTTTAAATTGTGCTTCTGATGTATTAGCAATAGTTTGTTCTTTCCAAGCCTCATCTCTACCTGGAACTTCACTCCAATGTACATCAGTTGGTATATAATCACTCTTTCCCTTCTCACTATCGTGCCACATACGATAAAAATGATTCATACCCCTTGGGGTTGAAACTATAATAACCTTAGTGGATTGTCCTGATGTAATAGTAGGATAAACAGATGCAAAGAAATCATCTGCAATATGATTTGGAATGAATGCAAACTCATCAAGGAATATTACGTTATAAGATCCACCACGAACAGCAGATGATGATGTAGAGTTTGCTGATATCTTAGAACCGTTCTCTAATTCTAAACTACCTTTGTTCCAAGATATTATACCTTGCTGCATCCATGAAGGTAAATTTTCATATGCAAGTTGCAATCTGCCAAGTAGATCTCTAGCCGTGGATGCTTTGTTTGCCAGAACAGCAATGTTGACATTATCATTGAAAACTGCATAGTGTAATAAGTATGAAATACAAGTGGTAGATTTACCTGTCTGTCGAGGCATCTTACAGATATTAAATCTATTTTCATGGAATCTTCTAATCAATTTCTCTTGGAAATCGTACATATTAAAAGAAACAAGTCCCTCATCAAGAGAGACTATCTTTATATACTTTCTAGCAAAATATACAGGATCATCCTTACACTTCAAAAACTCAAGAATATTATCCTGAGAGAATTGTATAGGAGTATTTGCTTTTTTTAGATTGGGATTGCCAAGGTATACATTATCAGACATAATTAATCAACTATTCAATATCTTATTAATCCTCATATTTTTATCATCTCTCCAACTATATGATGCCATTATTTCACTTCCACCACCCTGTCTTACTGCTTGTAATTTTTTAAGTAAAACTTGTTTCTTTATTTGATCTGCTTTCTTCTGCTTTGAGTCAATTTGTTTCTGTTGTTGATCATCAACACCAGTATCCTTTTCCATCTGCTCCTTAACACCAGATTTTTTCTTTTTAGGATCGGATTTTTTATTTTTATTTCTAGAAGCTGCATAGTTTAATGCACCACCAACAACAGAACCAGCACCAGATAAAGCACCACCAATTATAGCACCTTTTGCTGCTTGACTTGCACCCCATGCTTTTGCACCAGCAGCTATTGCATTAGAAACACCACCTATTGCATAAGCAGCACCTAATGCTTCCTTCACGTCCTTCTTATTACGCCTTGCTTTATGATCTGCGGTACGTGCTTTCATGGCATCTAAACCAGGAGCACCTTTTTGCCCCTTCTTATCCATCCACTTTTTAGTTCTTGCTACAACCTTTTCACCTGTTCCAGAGTAATAATCTTCTTTTACACCACGCTTTGCTTTGTGCTCTTCTCTTCTTTTATCAATCATCTTACCTCTTTCACCACTAGCATCAAATACAGCAGGTTCTCCCTCCTTACCAAACTTTCGTTTGTTTCTTACT